AAGCGTTAGTTGAGCTCATAAGATTATTTGTCTGAACTTGTTTCTGAGCTTTATTTTTATGTGGTTTAAACGTTGAGTAAGATAATCCTGTTCCTGGTGCTGATACTGTAGTACGCGTTCCTTTTTTACTAACACTTACTCTGGCTCCTTTACCACCGACTGATACACTCGAAATGCCTTTCTTGCCGACATTAAGCCTAACACCAGGTGCGACTTTAAAACTCTTTCTAAAATTAAGTCCCATATCAATCGCATCCTGTTATCTACAAATTTTCTTAGATGTGCTAATAGAACCATCATTGCAGACAAATTTTGTCCCTTGGCAATGACTAATACCACCCTTTTTTCCTGAACAAGGTTTACGCCCCTTTCCTGCTTCTGCAGTACTCGTAAAAGCAAACATCAAGACAAAAGTTAAACCTAAAATATTTTTCATGTTATTTCCGAAGTTTTTATTAAGTACATCAAAACTTTAATCAAACTCCGTTTAAAAATCAATCAGGGCAGCCTTAGCCACCCTGAGGAAAGTTCTGCAGATCCGCAAACAAATCATCTTCATCATCGCTTTGCGTTTCATCTGAACCTGTACTGTCTTCAATCCCCATAAATGCCTCAAGGATCCGACACAGACGCTGAATGCCAACATGGCTGGGAGGACACTGCTTGTGATACACATTCAGCGCTTTGACCCTTGGGAAATCCAATTCATTACGCACATAGTCGTAATCCTTGCCCAAAGTCAGCACCAAATGCGTGTACAGTTCCTCCCAGTCTATTCCCCCGAATCAGTAGCCTGCTCGTCTTCCCCTGTATAAACCAGACCAGAAGCCCCCATGACCGTTTCAAATACGGCGTTCACGTGGCCAATATCAAGCAGTTCATCAGCAATGTATTCACGGGTAATTTCAGGATAGTTACGCTTCAATGAGCTATGTGCAACATCTGCCACTAAAGCAAAGTCACTTGGATCAAAGGTTTTAAGCTTTGGCATCAGCTTTTCAGCAGCACCTAAGGACAACGGCGCAAAAATCCAAATCTGGCCATTAATTTTAAGCGGGTTACCACGTGGGTTTTCGACCTGGTTAAATTGCATCTGGTATTACTCCGAAGTAGTCCATTTGAAGACACGGCCTAAATCATCGGCCATTGGCTGGAATTCAAACTCAGGTAGATCGTAATCATCCTGTTTTGAACTGAACGCAAGTTTATTGCTGACACAGCGGAAGAATTCCATACCAAAGAATTTACCTTTGTAGTCACGGAATAAATCAACACTGAATTCAGGCGTATAACCCATATCCAAGTTGCTTACGACACCCGACTTGGCACCTGCAACAGTTGCTGAGTACTTAAAGCTGATAAATACCGTTTTACCCACATCAGCAGTTGCGAAGGTATAAACACCTGTCGCTTCATCCACACTGTATTGACCTGCAACCGGTGCACTCGCCACACGCTTTAATGGAATAGCTTTGGCATCTGTCACACCTAAGTCTTTCACGAATGTACCGCTATTCGGAACGACTGGCGTTACTGACGCTGCAACGACTTCACCGTTGATAGTTTGAGCAACTGCAGTAATGCCACCTTCAGTGACAACGCCACCAAAGAAAATGGAATTCAGCAACGCGCCGTTGATGCGACCCATGGTTGCTTTACACTTAATCGAACCTTTACCGCGTGCAGCATCCACGGCGAACTGACCACGGCCATAGAGTTCTTTTAAGTCATAGCTGATATCAACTGACGTAGATTGCAGTACGCCGACTTCAACCGGTGTGCCATTGGTGATGGGGTTACCATGCACATCCTGTAATGGTGTAGCAAAGATTTTGCCGGCACCAAATAAATATTGAGCCATATCGACCTCTTTAAAATGAGAAAACCGCCGTAGTGGCGGTCATGAATGTTGTTTTGCTTAGATTGTAGTGAGGATCCGTATCGGAATGATGACAATACCTTGATCATCCAGCATACCTTCAACGGCTTCAAAGACTTCAATCGTGCCCTCGATCCAACAGTGTTCAACCAATCCCCCTAAGGTTTGGTATTCACAAATATCAGGATTGTCAGGCGCAAGCTTGGTACGGACTTGATCAATCATCTGATTCAACTGTACCGACGGCGGTATCGCTGGATCATTTTCATGAATGTAGATATACACTTCCGCTTCAAGCTCAACTTTGGCATCCAAGCCTTTCACAGGCACTTCGGTTTGATTGCCTTGAGTTACGAATAAAGCTGGACGCGCATCAGGTGCCACATTGTTGAAATGTTTAAGTCTTCGTGATGTCGTCACAAAGCCATCGATGCCTGATAGACGGTTAAACAATGCCTGGTAAATGGTTTCACTATTCACTGCTTAAACCCCTTTGAATTGCAGCATCAATATTCTTGGGTACGATCTTCGCCACCTCATCCAATGAATCACGCATGAAACGACGCTCCTTCATATCCACCTTACGTGAATGGGCTTTGATCATGATTTGACGCGGTGTGATCGGCTGGCCAAAGACTTTCTTGATCATCCGAAGATGCGCTTTAATGGCCATCGCACCTTTAAGCCCAAATTCATGAGCAAAGGCGTATGGTACCAAAGCACCACCCGCACCGACTGTACCCTCGATCCAATCCTTATCCTCTTCCACCTTAGATGAAACGGATCCTCTTAAACGCCCAGACTGCACATTCAGGCGCTGACCTGTCAGCATGTCTTCTTGAATAGTGCGCTGAAGTTTAAGTGTGAGTGCATTTACCGTGCGCCGTATTTCAGCACGTACACGTTCATTGACCTCGTTAAAATCAACATCAGCATCAACACGGTAATTACTCATACATCACCTACTTTGCAGCAGCAGTTTCCTTTTTAGATTCTGCTTTGGTTTCAGGTACCGCACGTTTAAAACCATGTGGTGCCAAGATGTGTGCAATGTCGTTATCCGACTCGATCACACCTTTTTCAACCTTGTATGTGGTGCCTGCAATTTCAAGCGAAGTCGCTTTGAAATGATCAGGCGCTTGATACTTAAATGACATGCCTTGCTCCTAAACAACGAAAGCTCCAACGCCCAAACGATTGGGATTGGTACCCTCATTGCCAATTGGAATTGAATTTTTTAATGCCAGGTAACGCTGGCCATAAATGCTTTGGTTATAAAATGCATCGGTACCAGAACGTGAAAAGCTCACACTCTGACCTGCAATGGTCATACTCGAAGCATCTGAAAAGCTGTTACCTGACTTTGATTTGAGTGCAACCTTGAGAATATGTGCTGTATATAGACCCACAGCACGTTCTTTCAGATCACCAAATTCAAGTGACTTCACAACGAGATCCGCTTCCTCTAATGCGTCTGCAATTTCTGCATCAGGAAGATTCATCAGCGCCGTGGCGTACTTGAACTTCAATTTAAAAGCTTGTGGGTCCATAGATCACCTTATTCAGTGGCTTGAGTAAGTTTGGCTTGCAGCTGCTCAAGGGTTTCATCTTCAGTAAAGGTGATTTCAAGATCCGTCAGCGCTTTACGCACCTCATCAATCGTGAGCTCACCACCTTTGGATTTATCGCCCTTGCCTTTGCCATCATCAGGCTTGCCAGCTTGAGCACCTTTACCACGACCTGAAGCAGGTTTTGAATCACCAACTTCTGCAATTTCCTCAATGCTTAGTTCACCAGCATCAATCAAATGCTTAGCGAACTTGTTCTTTTGAAGTGCCTTGTGCTGGTCGGCTTCAAGTGCTATGGCGATGCCTGTTGGTAAAGTTGCTACCCCAGCAAAAACAAAAGCGGCATTAGAGCCGCTGTATTTGTATGAATATTTAGCCATGTGGTTTTAATCCTTATGCATGGTCAAGGTAACGAAGCGAATCAACACGCTTCAGCCAAACGCCCTGGTATTTGTAGTGACCAGGTACAAGCACATCCAAGCCTTTCGGTTGCGCCGTCAAGAACTCAACGCTATTACCTTTGAACTGGATACATGATGGATCACGGCGGTAGATGATCGAACGGTCAGCACTTGCGGTACCCTTACCATTACCACGGCCAGATCCACGGATGGCTAATGGTTTTCCTTGAGTTGAGAAGATATTGTTTTCTTCAATGTACTTCAGGAATGTTTTACCACCTGAATCTGGCACGACACGTGTCGATAAGTGAGTGTACTGCGCTGATGCCATTAAGTAAGTGTCAGGCTCAATTGAAGAATCACCATCAAACAAATCTGACGAATCAGCCAATGAGTTATTGAAGTCGGATAAAACTTCTTCAATGGTCGCCGTAGACCAATCATGCTGACCTGTCACAATAGTGACGCCTGTTTGGTTTAAGAAACCATTCACTTTTTCAAGCTGTCCACTGGCATTTGCTTTGGTGTAACCGTACCAAGCCACATTCGACATGTGCTTTTCAGCAGCCAAGTTTGCAGCCTGAACTTTATCCGCTTCAAGCGTGAGGTTCATTTGCTGTGCAGTCGCCAATTCAACCACTGAATATTGGTAGCCGATCACACCTACTTTCACCGGCAGGCTTACAGTGTCGTATTCAACTTCTGCAAGTGGAATATCATCACCAGTACCTGCGTAGTCTTCACCAATACCCACGCCTTTTTTACGAGACAGGATTTCACCACCACCATAAACCGCATTTACATTGGTCACTGGGATGAACTTGGCATAGTCAAGGACCTGTGCAAGCTGTGGTGTAATTTCGTTTTGTTCTTCGATCTTAACGAAGAGCTGTGCCAATGCATCCATGTTGAACGCATCGCCAACTTGTGCCTGAATGGCGTATGAAATCGGCGTTAAACGCGCTTTCATTTTTGCTAATTTGCTCATGTGTTATTAAGCTCCACGAAGATTAAGAAGGGCTAAACCATCGGCACCTGTCACGGTTTCCCATGCTGCACCTGGTAATTCGGTACCATCTATTGAAGATGAGGAAAGAGAACCTAACGGCGCTATAGTCGTACCGTTTGCAGTTTTCACGTAAACGGTTGCGGTAATGTCAGTGATTGGCGCTGTAGGCTTGACCCAGATCGCGCCTTCAAACATCACAGGGACCATATCAGCGGCTTTATAGGCTTCTTTGCCGGCAGTGGTTTTACCGGACTTACCTACGCCGTGGCGCACCACAACACCGAAACGTGTAGGTGTAGCACCTGCCACAGCCGTTACAGATTTGCCATCAGTCGTGCGGACAACTACATCACCGTCATTGACTAAAGTCAGACCTGAAAGCGGTAATGACAGTACGACTTCTTTGGCAGTCAAACGGCCACGCTGACCGACGACCGCATTTAATTGCTGAACCATGATTCAAGCTCCCCTTAAATTGTTTTGTATGCAGCAGACTTGTCATAACCCTTATTTTCATTCGGGTCTTGATTGTTGTTTTGCTGTTGTTGCTGTTGATGTAATACATCACCGACTGCATTGCCTGGTGTGGTCGACTTCACTGCTGACAGTGCACGGAATACCGTGTCGATCTGTTCAGGTTTAGCATCACCGACGGCGACACCACCAAGTACAGCGGTCACCAATGTGTCACCTGCTTTAGCTGCAATCACATCACGTTTGATTTGCTCACATGAACAGCCTTCAGTTTTGATACCTGGTACCAAGGCAACGGCGTCCGCAACCACTGACGCGCGTTCTGCTACGACCTGATCAAGTTTTTCAGGTGTCATTTGGTTTTGCTCCAGATCACCAACTTTCTGCTTAAGCTGTGCATTTTCAGTCTGCAAGGTATCAACCACTGCCTGAACAGCTGGCAATTCATCACCGATGGCAAATTGTTTGTCACCGACTTTAAGTTTTGCCGCTTTCAAGTTTTCAAGCTGGTCTTCTTGTTGCTTTACAGCATCAGCTAGTGCTTGGTTGTCACCAATCTCAAAGCGAATACCGTTTACTTTAATTTCCATCTTTTTCCCCTTTGGGTTTGGTTTATGGTCACCGACGCGACAATCACCGCCACAGCGACCGTATTTCACCAGCGCCACGTGATTGCCTTTAAAATTGATAAATTTGGCTTGATACGGCGTACCGTCTGGTGCTGTACCTTGTTCAAGCACAAGATCAGCTCCATAGCCCAATGAGATTTCGACACGCTCATTGTTTTGAATGGCATTGATACTGTTCTGATCTTTGATGATCAGATCACCCAGCATGAATTCACCCTCTTGGCGCACATTCTCACAATCGCCAATGTGATAGTCCTTCCAGTTGGAAGCATTGATTTCATTCTTGGGTGGGTGATAGTCCGTTGCGTCTACACCGTCGAAACTTTTGATTACTTCGGGCTTGAATAGATCATCGGCTGACACATAGACATTGATGACCTGATCCGCTGAATAGCCTTCCAGATTTGGAAATTCATAAGCGTAGTACTGACGGACTTGAGGTGCTTTGGCCAAACGAACGTTGACGCATTTCAGATACCCTTCTTGAGTAAATGAACGTGTACTTTCGCTTGGTGCAAAGTCACCAATTTTGAGTTGGTAAATGAGTTTCATGAGTTAATGACTCAGCTTTTGTAAGATTCCACATAAAAGAAGTGCACAAGCTACGATTGCCGCCATGTGTAAAAAGCACAATCCAAACAATCCTGAATCGTTTTCTGGCTCAGATGCTCCAATCTCTTCTAATGATGGAGGTGGCACAAAT